GGATTTCAACGTCGTGCCTGGTTGGCCGGTCCGTGTGCGGTGAGCAACCTCCGGCGGAGTCGCTGGCGAAGGGTAGGCTGAAGCGAAAGGCCACGCATCGGGCCGCACCCGTGCCTCACAGGGAGAACTAGCCATGTCGGAAGTCCGCATCCGCCGCAAGTCGAAGACGTTCGCGTTTACGCTCTCGACCGCCACCTCGGTCGCCAACACGCTGCCCATGCTCGACATGGCCGGCGGGCACATCGAGGTCGGCACCATGCTGACCGCAGCCACCCAGATCAACATCTGGGCCAGCGACACGACCAACGGCCCGTTCTATCAGCTGTACGACAAGGACGGAGCCGTGGTGAAGGTGACCCTCGCCGCGTCCACTACCGACGGCCGTGCCTATGCCCTGCCCGACGAGGTGTTTGCCACGCAGTACATCAAGCTGCTGTCGGCCACCACGAACAGCACGGGCACCATCGGGACCGCCGTGTTCAAGGGCTGACGTGCCAGACCGCATACCGACGTTCAAGCCGCCGTGGGTCAACAGGAAGCCCAAGGCAAGGGATGCACGACCCTCGGCGGCGGCACGTGGGTACGGTAGCAAGGCGTGGCGTCTCGCTAGGCAGCAGGCGTTACTGCGTGATGCGTATCAGTGCCAGCGGTGCGGCAAGGTTGTAATGGGCAGGGCTGCGGTTGTGGATCACATCATCGCCAAGCGTGACGGCGGCTCTGATCTGCTAGAGAACCTCCAGACGCTTTGCCACGGACCGGGCTCGTGCCACAGTAAGAAGACCGTGCGTGAAGAGCAGGGCGGCAGGGTCGGTGGATCGCGCAAAAAGAAGGGTTGACCCTGCGGTGGACGGGTGTACATTGCTCCAACGATAAGCGTTAGCAGGTTATGCGACGCTGTGGCAGCACGAGGCTGCCGAGGATCGATGCCATGGAAGGCGTATACAGTCAGCGCAAAGACCTAACGGGGCTTCGTTTTGGAAAACTGACTGTTATCGGCCTGACAAGCGAAAGGCGCGACAAAAGACCTGTATGGAATCTGCTTTGCGATTGCGGCCGAAAGCACAAGGCCACGTCTCGATCGCTCCAGAGGGGGCAAGCCTCTTGCGGGTGCTCTCGCATAAAAAAAGACCTGTCAGGGGTCAGGTTTGGGAAACTCACCGTATTAAGGTATTCGGGGGCTGGGCGGAAGAACGGCTATTCCATTGGCGCGACGTGGGAGTGTGTTTGCGAGTGCGGCAACGTGCACATTGACACCGCGAAACGCTTAATAGACGGAATGGCTGTGTCGTGCGGTTGCCACGCACGGCCCAGGAAGATCAACAAAGACCTAGCCGGCCGAAGATTTGGAATGCTGACCGTCGTTGCGCCTTTAGAAAAGAGAAGCAAGCATTCGAACATTATCTGGAGGTGTCTGTGCGACTGTGGATCAACAATCGATGTCATTGGTAGCTATTTGACCCAAAGGGCCGAATGCCGCACTACGTCATGCAGGCGATGTGCCAGCAAGGCTAAAAGCGAAAGGCACTCGCTTAAACTGGAGGGCAGGAAGTTCGGCAGGCTGACTGTCGTGCGCAGGACTGGCCGAAAGCGAAACAACCACAATGAGTGGGAGTGCTTGTGCGAGTGCGGCAAAACGCACAATGTGTCGTCAAGCGGCCTCACCGGCGGCACGCGGTCCTGTGGGTGCTTGGCTAGCGAGACAGCGAGCGCCAGCAACATCAGGCGGTTTAAGCAGGATCACAAGTCAGGTGCGGTCTGGCTTTACGACAATGGCGTCAGGCAAATAAAGATGCGTTCGTCTTGGGAGGTGGTGTTTGCGAGATGGCTGGACGACAACAACGAGCCATGGGAGTACGAGCCCAAAATCTTTATTTTGGGCAAGGCGGTGCGATACACGCCAGACTTTTTTCTTCCGGCACGCGGCGTGCACGTTGAGGTGAAGGGGTTTATGTCGGACTTCGCAAAGAAAAAGATTGATGCTTTTAGAAGCACCCATTTGCTCGTTTTGGTAGGGAAAACGTTTATTGCCAAGATTACTGGTCACGATAAAGCTAGGGACATTGCAAGGCTTGTTCGGCGAGTTGCGCCGATTGGGCCAGCGTGCCGAAAGCAGCCGACGAGGCGACCGCTCATTCCAGAGGGCCAAATGCGGCTGTTTTGATGTCGTGAACTTTTGGCCGAAAATAATAAGACCACGTGCGGGAAGCACGAAAACGCGCCCGCAAAAGTCGCATAGGGGGTAGGTCATGGCCAGGAAGGGCAGGCCGCCGGTTCCAACGCAGCTGAAGATCCTGCGTGGCAACCCAGGAAAGCGACGCCTCAACGAACTTGAGCCGACGCCGCCGCAGACTGGGGTGGAGATGCCAGAGTACCTCGGCCCGGTCGCTCGTCAGCGTTGGGGCAGGGTGCTGCCGCTACTTCAATCCGTGCGAGTGATGACGCAGGCCGACATCGAGGCACTGGCGAGGTACTGCGACACATACGAATGGTGGCTTGCCACCCGTGCGAAACTCCAAAAAGAGGGCGACACGTACCCGATCCTGAACGACAAGGGCGACATCAAGTACATCGCCCAGCGTCCAGAGGTTGCGATAGCCCACAAGTTAGCGGCACAACTCCACGTCTTAGAGGCTGACTTTGGCCTCAATCCCTCGTCGAGAACGAAGCTTGCCACGCAAGTCGAAGTCAAAAAGGACGAGCTCGAAGAGTTCTTCGCCCACGGCTAAGCATCGTCCTGGCATCGACCAGGCGAAGGCCGACCGGGTGTACCGTTTCTTCGAGACGGTGCTGAAGCACAGCAAGGGCCAGACGGCCGGGCAACCGTTCCTGCTGCTGCCGTGGCAGCGATACGTGCTGGGCGAGATCTTCGGCCGGCTGAAGCCTGACGGCACTCGGTTACATCGCCAGGCGTACATCGAACTGCCAAAAAAGCAGGGGAAAAGTACGATGCTCGCCGGCATCGCCCTCTACATGCTGGTGGCCGACGGCGAAGCCGGGGCTGAGGTCTACGGTGCGGCATCGGACCGTGAGCAAGCCGGCATTATCTACCGTGAAGCCGCGTCGATGGTCCGCTCGTCGCCGGCGTTGTCAAAGGTGCTTGAGGTGCTCGACTCGCGGAAGACGATCGTGCATCGTGGGAGCAACTCGTTCTACCGAGTGCTGTCGGCGGATGCGTTCCGGGCTGAGGGGCTGAATATCTCCTGCCTGCTGTTCGACGAGTTGCACGCTCAACGGGGGGACCGCCGGCTGTGGGATGCCCTTCGGTACGGCGGTGCGGCTCGGCGTCAGCCGCTGGTGCTGTCGATCACGACGGCTGGCGAGGCGAACAAGACCCACTTGTGGTACGACCAGCACGACTACGCCGAGCGGTGCATCGCGGACCCGACGTTCGACCCGGCGTTCTTCGGCTGCATCTACGCCGCGGACCGGGAGGACGATTGGAAGTCGCCGAAGGTCTGGCACAAGGCGAACCCCTCGCTAGGCGAGACGATCAGCGAGGAGTCATTCGCCGCTGACTGCAAGGAAGCCGAGAACTCTGCCACCAAACTCAACGCCTTCCTGCGGTATCGGTTGAACATCCCGACGACCAGCGACATCCGCTGGATTCGTCCTGACCAGTGGGCGGCCTGTGGCGTGGAGCTGGAGCCGTTGGAGGGGCGGCCGTTCTGGGCGGGGCTGGACTTGGCGAGTACGTGGGACACGTCGGCATTCGTGGCTGTGTTTCCCGACGAGTCTGGCCGGTACGACGTGGTCCCGATGTTCTGGTGCCCCGAGGCCAACGCCGCGGAGCGGGAGCGGACTGACCGGGTGCCCTACACCCAGTGGGCGAGGGACGGATTCTTGCGGCTGACGGACGGCAAGAGCACGGATTACGCCACCATCAAGCGGGACATCATGGAGTTCTGCGGGCGGTTCCAGCCGAAGCAGATCGCCATCGACCGATGGAACGCGACGATGCTGGCACAGGAGCTCGTTGCCGAGGGCTTGCCGGTGCAGATGTTTGGGCAAGGGTTCGCGTCGATGAGTGCCCCGGCGAAGCGTCTGGAGGCACTCACGATCGACGGCAAACTGCGGCACGCTGGGCATCCGGTGCTAGGCTGGCAAGCAGGAAACGTAGCGGTACAGAGCGACCCGGCCGGCAACATCAAGCCATCCAAGGCGAAGTCCACGGAACGCATCGACGGCATGGTCGCTCTGGTAATGGCGATTGGCTCGCACATGGGCGAAAGCCTGACGCCGCAGGCGATGCCCGAACTTTCCTTCTGGTGAACACCGCATGGATGCGACGCTCCCCGAGATCCGCTGGCTAGAGACGCGGATGAGCCGCTGGGATGACCTGGTGGCGGCTGCTGCCGAGTCTGGCGTGCGGGTGACCCCCGAGACCGCCATGCGGACGGCGGCGTACATGGCCTGTGCCCGCGTGGTGGCCGAGACCGTCGCTTGCCTGCCGCTGCACGTCTACCGCAAGCGTGACGACTACACGTCGGAGCGGGCCAAGGATCTGGCGATCTACAACGTGCTCGCCAAGCGGCCGAACCGCTACCAGACCAGATACCAGTGGGTCGAGCAAATCTGCCTGCACATGGGGTTCTACGGCTCGTCCTACCAGTTCAAGTTCCGCGGCCCCGATGGGCAGGTGACCGAACTGCGGCCGCTGAACCCGGCCGGCATGAAGGTCGAGCCGGACGACGAGGGCACGAAGACGTACCTGTTCACGGACCCGAAGACGGGCCGGCAGACGATCTACCGCGACGACCAGATTTGCCACATCCCGTGGATCTCGTTTGACGGCATCCACGGCGAGGTGCCGATCGAGTTGGGCCGGGATGCGATCAGCCTGGCTCGCAGCCTGGAGGGCTATGCGGCCAACTTCTACAGGAACCAAGCTCAGCCGGGACTGATCCTCACGACCGACCAAGTGCTCAACGAGGAGCAGCGGCGTGGGCTCCGCGAGTCGTGGAACGCCCGGCACAAGGGGGCGAGGAACGCCGGCGAGACGGCGGTGCTAAGCAACGGACTGAAGGCCGACACGATCACGGCCACGAATCAAGAGAGCCAACTGGCTGAGCTCTGGATGCAATCGCTGCTTGCGATATGCCGCATCTGGCGGATGCCGCCGCACATGATTCAGGAGTTGGGCCGCGCGACGTGGGGCAACCTGCAGAGCGAGATGGTGTCGTTCGAGAAGTTCACGATTGCCCCGTGGCTGCGGCGGATCGAGGGTGCGATTGAGCGGGACGTGCTCCCCGAGGACGGCGAGTTGTACGCGGAGTTCCTCGTCGAAGGGCTGCTGCGGTCGGACATCACGACGCGGTACCAGGCGTACGAGATCGCCATTCGCAATCGGTGGCTGACGCCCGACGAGGTGCGGCAGAAGGAGAACCTTGGGCCGATGCCAGAAGGCGACGACTCGCCGGGCGAGGTTGAGGACACGCCGGGCGGCATGGTCGAGGACGTGGCCGAGGAGCAGGACGGAACCAGCGAAGACACGCCGGCACAAGATACCCCGAGCACGGAGGCGAGCGATGGCTGACGAGATGGACGTGGTGGCGGTGGCGACGGAGATCGAGCGGCGCGACTGGGAGTTCGCCGACGACGGCGGCGTGGCTGTCGAGACTCGGGCCGACGGCCGCACGGTCCTGTCTGGCTATGCCGTTCGCTACAACACCACCTCGGTGGACCTTGGCGGGTTCCGCGAGACCATCCTGCCGGGTGCGTTCGACAAGGTTCTGAACCGCCAGCGTGGCAAGCGTGACGTGGTGGCCCTGTTCAACCACGATGCGAACCAGCTGCTGGGCCGCACGTCGTCAGGCACGCTTGAACTGTCGAGCGACGAGAAGGGGCTGCGGTACTCGGTCGTTTTGCCGAACACGGAACTGGGCCGCACGATCGGCGAACTGACGGCCCGTGGCGACCTGCGCGGCTCATCGTTCGCGTTCACCGTGGAGCAGAAGGGGCAGTCGTGGGCACCGGGCGAGGACGGCGTGCCGCGTCGCTCGATCCGCGAGGTGTCTGGCCTGTTCGACGTGTCCGTCGTGACGCACCCGGCATACTCGTCTTCGTCTGCGGCCGTGGCCCGTCGCAGCATGGAGGCGTGGATGGCCGAGCAGGAAGAGACTCCGGTGCAGGCCGAGCCGGTGGACAACGGCAAGACGCTGACGAATCTGGCGGTGCGGGTGGCGGCTCGCCTGCGGGCTGCCAAGCTCAGGAGCATGCTGCGTGGCTAGACCAGGCGACCAGTGTCCGCAGTGCAAGCGTGGCCGCATTCGCACGTACACGAGCAAGGCCGCTGGCGACCAGCAGGTGCGGTACGTCGAGTGCCCGTGCTGCGAGTTCCGTGGCAAGGTTGTCGTGCCATCGGAATACATCTGCCGTCGTTCGTTCTACGTAGAACCGAAACGCTAGGGCAGCGGCGATTGCTCCCGTAGTGTGAACGACAGACACGGACTGTCACCGTTCACCAACTACGGAGCGCCACGGATGGCCACTCAACTCTCGAAGCTTCAGGACCGCGCCG